GGGCGCAGCCTCTGCACCCGCTCGTTCACTGCCTTGTTAACCGTCTTCCGGTATAGGTCGGAGTCCGCCCCCGCCAGGGTGATCTTGATCCCCAGCGGGGTGTTCTCGGTCGGATGCATCACTTCCAGCGCAACCCCCTTCTCGGAGGATTCATTGGTATCCAGGTTGGTTAGATCAAAGGGCTTCTCGCCCACTTTCTTGCTAGCCATCTCGGCTCCCCTTACCCCTTTTATGGGTTTTTAATTATCGCCCCTTGTAGGGGGCTTAGAATCACTTGTCCACCTATCCAAAGGCCAACTCCAAGCCCATTACGACGGGCTTACACTCGGGCTCAGCGACTTACTCGGGCTCAGCGAGACGCTCGGGCTTACCGAGGGGCTCAAGCTCGGAGACTTCGACACCGACGGACTCACGCTCGGGCTACCGGACACCGCCGGGGCACGATTGATCTGGATGGATGTGGCCGACAACGAGTCGTAAATCGCGTCGAACCCGATGTCCATGACGATAGGCTTCTCGTCGCTGGTCGGGGCGTCGCCGGTGTTGTACTTGATGTTCGGGAAAACGAAAGTCAAGGACCGAGTGCCATCCCCCAGGGTGAAGTTAATGTTCGAAGCGGTCTCGTTCACGAACTTGTTGAACAGGACCCAATCCTGGATGAACGCTGTGATCTTTCCAGACACCCGGCACCGTCCCCAGGAAAGCTGGATCGCAGGCTTCTGCCCAACCACGTAGGCAGCCTCAAGACCGTTCTCAATGGTAAAGTCGATCCCTGTGATGATAGAGTTAAGCACCCCGGCCTCGTATAGTCCGGAAGTGAAACAATCCATCGGAGAGTAGGCCAGGCTGGCGCCGTAGGTCGAGCCTGCCGGGAGAGTGGTGGTGAGGTCTTTACCCAACAAACCAAAGGAACCGGTGACGATCCCGTTCGGTTTCACCGACAAGGACATTTTGTTGGGGGAGACCCCGGAGAAGATTTGATACAGGGAAACATCGGAAAAACGGCGGAGGACGCTGAAGGACCTCTGCGTGGTGCCTACCTTGACGATGTTGTTTGCCCAAGTGCCGCCGAGCAGGGCTTCAAGCCATCCATCGAAGGTGCCATAGGAAACTTCAAATCCGAAATCCCCGTCAACTTGATAGGTTCCAAGACGTTCATCTGCAACGACACGGTCAGAGCGCAACTCCTTCGACTCAAACTTGTCGCGCTTTAGGCCAAGGTTACAAGAGGTGTGCCGAAGCACACTCCAAACCGGACTCGCTGGAACTACCCCCCAGTTCACTTCCGGAATCGAGTACAACCCATGAGATCCGCCCGCTGCGATTGTCATAACTTATCCTCCTTCAATCTTCCACCTGTGGTTGAGCCGTTCTGCTGGCCCAGATAGGATTTAACTGCTATTGATGTGCTTATCATTTCCACGAATCCGTAATACATCGTCGCCTCCATAGTTGACTTTCCAGGTCAATTTGCTAAGTTCCTCCCAATATACCCTAAATTAACCGAATATTATACTATAAATTATAATAGCAAGTGTATCGTACACTGACCGGGATATGATACCAACCCTCATCCTCAAGCATACCCGGAGCAGGCCAAGACTTGTCGATCACCACCCGCAACGTATTGTAGGTAAACGAGGTGTTCGCTCTAAACGCCGCTACGACCTCTGCAGCCTTGACTTTAGGAGGACCAAACCCAACCCCGATTGGATATAGAACACTAACCTGGAACACCCCCTTGCGCTCCAACCAAGGCTCCGGCCCAATAGTTATCACATCCGTTTCCGCTGGTAGCATCCAAACCCGGAAATAGGCGGTCCCAACTGTCGGTACATACTTCGTGTTCTCCCAGGCGATTGGCATCAACGGAAAAGCCATCGCCAAGGCGTAATTTAGAGCCGCTTGGATATCCCTGTCCGGAATGACTGCCATGTCTATTTCCTCGCCAGAACTCGGTACATTAAATCCACCCCGCCGGGGCGGACCGGAATCATCGTCATTATCGTGTAGGACACCCCAGTAATGATCAGGAGGTCGCCAGCGATTGGCACAATTGCCAGTCCGGAAGCCGCCAAGATAACGAATTGATCATCAGTCAACACCAATACCCCATTGAAATTTTGCCCGACTGCTCCGGTCTGGTATAGGGACCGGGCCTGGATTAATCCAGTTACAACATAATCCACAGTAGAAGGCCCAGAATATGAACCAGCACCAGGGTCATAGACCCCAGGAATAGTCCGACGGATGGTCATGCCCACTCCGGCTTTTTCAAGCCCGCCCAAAACTTTGGCCGCTATGGCATCATAGTCTGGCATCAGCTTCTCACAAGGTCTACGGTGGCACCGCTCTTGAGCAGACCGCGCAGACGGTTGGTGACGGATTGGAACTCAGTAGAGGGGGACGCCCCATTGAAATACTCGAATTCAACCACATCATACTTCTCTCGCTTGACCTGTCCTCCCCGGTCCAAGGAAGGCTCCATATCCTTACCGGTAACAATAAGCCAAGCTCCCTCACACTGGGCATTGATGACTTCTGTCGGGACCTCCGCTGTCCCGATGATGTATCCATCGGCGTCGACTACCCCAAGCCACATGGATGCGGGTTGGTTCATCTCGTTCCAGCCAGACAGGCTTTCCCCGTATCTCGGCCATGACATAGGGTTGGCCCTTGCCGTCTTCCAGCCTTTCCAGGCCAAGCTGTTCAGGTAATCCCCCATCTTCACAAGAGCAGGGATGGTTTGTGTATCGTCGTCGTAGGCATCCAGGCTCCGGCCCCGGTTCGTGCAATGTGTGACGAAGTCGGCCAGGGAAACGAAGCTGTTCGCCCCAGTCACGACCAATCCAGTCTCGACAATAATCGCCATGTTATGCCTCCACGACCGGCTTCTTGATCTTGAACTTGACCAAGTCGCTGATGTCAACGTCTGTGTCACTTGTGATCACAGTAAGTAATTGAGCCAAATACGTTCCCTCTGCCATAAGGAGGGTCTGGGCTGCCGGGAGATTTGCTTTAATTATTCCGACACCCGCTTCGGTTATATCAAATTGAGTTGCCGCATATAGCGGGACCGGGTCATCCACCGACTGCTTGATATGGAACATGAAGGTGGCTGTCGCAAGGTTAATGGGATTCCCTTCCCCATCAACTATCAGGAACGGGAACCACTTGCCTTCCCCCTGATAAATTGGATCGCTGATGCTAATTGTGGACATCATCCACCTCCGTTATTATGTTGAGTTCTCTGGCGACTACTGTGATTATACCAAGACCACTCCGGGAAGTCATCAGGGAAAACCTGTTTGTCTCCGTGAGTACCGTTTCTGTAGTCAAGATCGCATGTCCTGTGTAAGCCGCCGATGGAGACACGCTTGGCGACAGCGAAGGGCTTAGAGATACCGAAGGAGATACACTTGGGCTGACGCTTGGACTCAGACTTGGACTGACGCTTGGACTCAGACTTGGACTGACGCTTGGCGACAGAGACGGACTTTTACTCGGCGACAATGATGGCGACGCACTCGGGCTGACGCTCGGAGATAGACTTGGGCTTAAAGAAACGCTTGGGCTCACTGATGGAGACAAGCTCGGCGATTTCGACGGACTAAGGCTCGGGCTTGCCGACGGACTAAGGCTCGGACTAAGGCTCGGTGATTTACTCGGGCTTAGGCTCGGGGACAAAGATGCTGATGGAGACACGCTCGGCGATAGAGAAGGGCTTTTACTTGGCGACAGTGAAGGTGACAAGCTTGGCGACAGTGAAACACTAGGCGAAACTGACGGACTTACAGACGGACTTACGCTCGGGCTGACGGACGGGGAGAAAGACACTGATGGGCTGACGGACAGCGAAATGCTAGGCGACAGCGAAGGGCTCAATGATGGACTGACGGACGGCGACAAAGACACAGACGGCGAAACACTGGGAGAAATACTTGGGCTTACAGAAGGCGATAGACTTGGCGACAATGACGGTGATAATGATACGCTCGGGCTTACTGATGGGCTTAAACTTGGGCTTGCACTGGGGGATGCCGATGGACTAAGGCTTGGGCTTAGAGAAATCGAGGGACTGACACTTGGCGACTTCGAAGGGCTTGCCGAAGGGCTGAATGAAGGACTCAGGCTCGGGCTTAGAGAAACGCTAGGAGAAACGCTAGGAGACAAGCTCGGCGATTTCGACGGACTAAGGCTCGGGCTGACGGATGGGCTAAATGACGGACTGAGACTTGGCGAAACTGATGGCGACAATGATGCTGACGGACTTACACTTGGGCTAAGGCTTGGTGACTTACTCGGGGAAGCGGACTGACTAAAACTTGGGCTGTAACTCGGGGAGAAAGATCCCGCATGAGGACTGACACTCGGAGATAGAGAAGCACTCGGTGATAACGATGGACTGACGCTTGGCGACAGAGACGGACTTTTACTCGGCGACAAGGATACCGATGGCGATACGCTCGGAGACAGGCTTGGAGACAGGCTCGGCGACAAAGACACTGATGGGCTTACGCTCGGGCTCAACGAAGGGCTGGCTGATGGGGATAAGCTCGGCGACTTCGATGGACTCAGGGACACCGAGGGGCTTACTGATGGGCTCAACGAGGGACTGAGACTCGGCGAAGCCGATGGACTCAGACTTGGGGACAGAGATACGCTTGGACTAACAGACGGCGACAGAGATGGACTGAGACTTGGGGACAGAGATACGCTTGGACTAACAGATAGCGACAAGGACGGAGATAATGACGGGCTTTTACTGGGGGATAAAGACACAGATGGTGATACCGATGGGGACAAGCTCGGACTCAAGCTCGGAGATAATGAAGGCGAAGCACTCGGAGAAACTGATGGCGACAAGGATACCGAGGGACTGACTGATGGCGACTTTGATGGGCTGAGACTTGGGCTGAGACTTGGGCTGACAGACGGCGACAAGGAGACACTGGGTGATACTGAGGGACTCAGACTTGGGCTAAAACTTGGAGAGAAAGAACCGGCGCTAGGGCTAACCGAAGGGGATAATGAAGGACTGGCGCTCGGAGAGGCTGATGGGCTGATGGATGGGCTCAGACTTGGTGACAGCGATACTGATGGGCTAATACTTAGGCTTAGACTAGGACTTGCGCTCGGGGATACCGATGGGCTTATTGATGGCGACAGAGAAACCGATGGACTGACACTCGGGGATACTGATGGACTCTTACTGGGCGACAGGGAAGGACTGGCGCTGGGCGACAGGGAAACCGACGGAGAAACCGAGGGACTAACACTTGGCGACCCTGACGGGCTAAGACTTGGAGACTTTGATGGTGATAAAGATACAGACGGCGATGCCGAGGGGCTGAGACTCGGAGAAGCCGAGGGGCTTTTACTCGGGCTGAGGCTTGGGCTCAGAGAAACCGAAGGGCTTACAGATGGGCTCAGGCTCGGCGATTTCGACGGACTAAGGCTCGGGCTTGCCGACGCAGATGGGCTTACCGACGGACTGAAACTTGGGCTCAGGCTAACCGAAGCAGACAATGAAGGGGATATTGAAGGGGAAAAACTAACTCCTCCAACACCGCCAAATTCTGCCCAAATGGCAGCCACATCGCTATCACTCCACGCGGTGCCTTTGAGGATGCCGACGTTTTTTATGGTGCCATAAAAAATGTTATTAAGGTAATCATCCCTCGCTCCCACCCAAAAATCAGCAGTAGAGTTAATGGGGTCAAGCTGAGAGACAGGGCTATCTTTACAGATAACCCCATTACAATAAGCAGTTGTTTGGCCTCCAGAATGTGTTATTATAAATTGATAGAAAGTTCCAGCAGCTATTGTAATTCCTGTATATCCATTAGATGCGGCGGGATTAGTGGATGTATCATAGTCATTTGTTACGCCAGCTGGATTGTAAGTTCTTACTTTTAGTCCAAAACTTCCAGGTAAATATTGATACAGGAAATAACCAGCATCGTAACCTACTTCTCCCACAGACAAAGGAACATAGATATAGTCGCCCGTGGCAGAATTAATTGTTAATAGAATAGACCACGTAGCTCCGAGACTGCATAAATCAGCATGGCTAGCCCTGTTTGCAGCCCCACTCCCATTCAGCACCAGGCCATTAGAATTAAAGCTATTACCACTACCTTGTGCTGTTAGGTCAAGGCCACCAGTTGCCCCTTGGTCAGAATAGTCCAGCGTATCGGAGAAGGGCCAATAATGTTGGGGCCTGGTCACGCCGGCTACCGGCCAGTATTCCGGAGGAACTGAGGGAGATACTGATGGCGACAATGATGCTGACGGACTTACACTTGGCGATACGCTTGGGGACAATGATGGGCTTAGAGAAACCGAGGGACTAACGCTTGGCGACTTCGAAGGGCTTAGTGAAGGGCTGAATGAAGGACTCTTACTGGGCGACAGGGAAGGACTGACGCTTGGCGACAGAGACGGAGACGCAGAACCAGTACCATCAGCATGTATACCAAATAAATTTGTACTATGAGCATCAGGTACTAACGGGTCCGGCCAAGTAAACGGGCTGGTGTTAGCATCACTATGACCTTGGTTAGCGGCTCCAGTATCATACCATAGAATATGCGTGCCGGAGCTGTTTGTTCCCCATGCAACCAATACATAATCTACGCCAGGCGTGACTGCTCCAGCAGGGGAGATAGTTACATCGCGCCAAGCGGCCCCGGTGGCGGGGGTGACTGCGGTTTCGCCGACTATGAGAGCCAAATCAGAATGTCTGTATATCGCAGTAGAATAGGTTCTTCCTGTAGACGAAGGATTGGAATAAATACTCATCAATGTGATGCTGCTGAGATTGGCAGTAAATACGGAACCTACGATGACATTTTCTATTGTGGTGGAATTGGTTGTCGGCTGGGTGGTATTTCCAAAAGTCGGGTCAACGATTATCGGATACTTGGCGTTGTCTATAAACTCTTGGGGTACTGTGATTTGTAATTTTCCACGGTCAATATCCACGTGGATTTCACACCAAACCCAATCCCCATTTTTATCAAAGGCTTTCGGCCTGTAGATATTAAAAGCCTTACCTGAACGATACTCGCCTCCTCTATTTGTCTTGTGATAGACAGCATAGGAATCCTTGACCTCCGGCCATAAATCACAGCCCCGTTGCTCCCCAAAGTCCAATTCATCTGGATCCCAAGGGTCGTTATCTATTGGGTCAGTTTGTATTCCTGGTTTGGGAGGTGGCTCTGGTTGGAAGAAGAAATCCAAATCGCCAGAATGTTCAATATCCAATTCTACTATATTTGAGTCTGGTTTTTTCTTAAAATGGACTTCATACTCAATATCATCAATGTCTTCATCTGCATTGATGACAACTGCATTCTTTTCATAAATGTGAACTTCCTTATCTTGCCCAACCTGCTTAAAATTACTACGATCTTTTCCCTCCTTATTTTTTCCTTTTGCAGCTACTTCCTCCTTGATTGGTACACCAGCAAGGGGAGACTTAACCTTTAAGAAACTCTTATCCCATTTATGTAGGATAAGATGTTCTTCGGTTATTTCAGCCCTGTTTTCTATTAACTTGTGATTGCTCATCGTTTCTCTTTTTCCTTCAACGCATCCAACGCCGCCTGGGTGAACTCGAAATCCTTCCCCTTGATCGGCCAGAACTTCTCCACAAGCCAACTCACAGGACGGATCTGTTGAGGGAATCCCCCGTTCGTGAACAGCTCCCAGGTCGCCTTTTTGGTCTTGGCGACGGCCCGTCCCCTCTGGTCATACGGAAAGGAGAAATCCCCGCCCTGCGTCCTGAACATATGAGCGTACCAAGTCCTGTGGTTCACAAGAACCCTGCCACCCGACAGCCAAGTCCGGCAGGCGACCTCTATCCCTTGGTTTCCCCAGCTCCCAAGACTCTCATCGCAAAGGTTCAACTGCTGGTATTTCTCCTTGGTGGCCATGAAGCAGGAACCCTGCAAAGACATGGTCTCGGAGAAACCCGTCCGCTTCGCCTCGTCCTTCACGCCAGGGCGGTGCTTGTACTCCTCGAAATACTGGAAGTGAGGCTCGCTGTCGAAGCAGTAGGACCAGGACTGCGGGTTGTGTTTGCCAACCCATACCATCTTGCGCCTGATCTTGGGAGGGGCCGTACAGTCTTCGTTCACGGTCTTAGCGTCCTTCTTCATGCACTTCGTCGGGGTCGGTCCTTGGTACCACCGAGAACCACACCTATAGCACTTCCAATCGAAGGCCCATAAGTTCCGCATGAGAGGCACCATCGTCACGTCGTCCCCGACTTCTTTGAACCCTTCAAGCATGATCCGGTCGAAGCCCTGGTCGAAAGCGCAGTGGGCGTCCACCTTCATCACATATTTTCCTCTGGCGAGATTGCAGGCGATGTTGGTAGCCGCTCTCTGCCCGATGCTCTCTGGAACGTAGATCACGTTCACCCTTTCGTGCAGAGTGATTTTGGGATTATCCCAAGCCCCGTCCAGAACGGCTATGACCTCTGTGTTCGCCTCGATGTGCTCCAGTATATCCTGGATAGTCCTGGCAAGGAACATCTCGCTCCTAGCCGGGATCAGGATGCTCAGATCATACATTGGAGGCAGGGCGATCTCCGTGCGGCCCAACAAGGCAACCTCCTTACCGCTAAGAATCCGTTCCCCGGTTTGGAGAATAGCTGGCAGCTCCCCAAATCCGTCGCAGAACCTGCACTCCTTGTCGTCGCAAACCCATTCCCGGCAAATAGCAGGACGGCTCTCATAGATCGAGCACCCGCCCTTCTCATTAAGTTTTGGGCAGCGATGCTGGAGCTTCACCATGCCGTTACCAATGTCCACGGCTCCCTTTATCAAGTCCCCAAGTTTCTCATTCTTGAGGTCACGGGCGTTAATGAACTCTTTTCCCCTGTCATCGAGCTTGTCCGGAAAGATCAAATCCTGGAAGCTGATGTCAAGGCTCAAGCAGCACTTTGGTTCAGGAGCCATATTTCTCTTCCTCGATGTTGAACATTTTTCTCAAGTCCCAATCTTTGATGTCCCCGTACTTCCCCTCTTGCCAGTTCTCCGGAATGTGGACGAAGCGGTTCAAACGAACCTTCGCCGGAGTCAGCGTCTGCCTATGACGAATGTCGATGTTGGGACGCTCGGATTTCCAGTAGGCACTCTTCTCGTTTTCAAACCTGCCCGGTGCATGACCAATCGCCCTGGCCCAGAACGGGTCCCGACCGTTCTCCCAACCGTTCGCCTCGATCCTCTTCAAACGCTCCCGATAATGGTCTACAAGAATCTCTCGATTGGCGCACAGTCCAGAAAGGGACGACAACCCATTGTAGGTAATGAAATGGTCATTCAGATACCACCACCGCCAGACATTCGTGTTGAAATAATATGTGTCGTCCGCCGGAGGATCGAAGTCGAAGTGGCTCTGGTGGTACAGAACGTCATGCTCGCAAAAGAATACCACATCAACCTTGCTTCTCTCCAGACCCATTAATATCTGGCGGACCATCGTAACCACGCCCCTGATCAAATTTGCAACTATGTTATCGCCAAAGTCAATAGGCTCAAGTGACACACTGACTATAGGAAGCCCACTTCTTATCAACTGCTGCTGAACAACCTCCATAATCATCGGGTCCAGCCTATTGTCTGTATAGTAAACAATGCCTTTCATTTCTCGTATCCTACCGCAATGATTGCTATTGGCCTCAGTTCTATTGTACCAATGGCTCGTTGGATTTTATGTTCTTTGAAAGCTCCAATCCAACAGGAAGCCAATCCCCTGTCGACCAGAAGGAGTTGAAGATAAGCCCCAACAATGGTCGCATCCTGGATCGCATAGAGTTCCATCCCCCTTGCTCCATACCTCGCTTCGTAGGCCGCCGGGTCAGCGCAGATAACGACATAAACCGGGGCTTCGTAGGAAGCAATCCTTTCCCTAGTAACTGCAACCCAGAATCCTCTTATGGCTCCAGCTGATGGTCCCTTCTTCGCCAAGGCAATAACCTCGTTCAGCAAATCGTCAGATACTGGGTCTGTTGTAAAAGATCGAACCGACCGCCTCTTTCTGATAATCTCTTCAAGGTTCATAAATTCGCCAAGTCCTTAAAGTTGCTGACTACTGTCGTCCACGGCCTGCAAAACTTCCAATGATAGATGTACTTAAAATGAGGATAAACCTTGCTATAGCCATAATGATCAGTCTCAGAATCATGCAAGATTATGTAGTCCGCCAAATCCTTCAACCTGATAGCATCAACGCTTCTCCTATGGAGTAGGGACGAATGAATTACGCCTCTCGGCGGCTCGTGGTCAATCAGAACCACTCCCCATTTCTTGTCGATCTCGATCTTGTCCCAGTCCTCCACCAAAATAATCTTATGGTTCCTACTTCGGAAAGAGCTGGCAAAATGAAAGTATTCCTCGTTGTCCTCGTAAGTTTCTAGCCGTCTGCGGTCCTCGGCACAGAGCCAATGAAGTAACGGCGTGCTGAATACCCCAGATCCCATCTCTAGGACCGGCCCGGACGACATCTGGACGAGTTTGATGACTGTCAGAATATGAGTCGTATAATCCTTGCGGAGTCTCATATCACACCATGGCGTTTGAATATGGCCATCAGCCGATCATTGACTAAAACCTTGTTCATCGGATTGTTACCGTGGATGCAAACAGCAATATTGTCATGTTTCTTATCAACCGATCTGCCAGTAATCGACCTCTTGTCAAAGGGGTGGAAATGAATCACTTTTAGCGGCTTGTCGGCTTTCTCGTAAGACCCGCCGACATCCCTCATCCGCATCGCAAAGTTGTAGGTGATGTTCACCTTCTTTATCCGTTCCTTAATGGCTTGGTGCCTACCCTTCTTCAGCAGCTCCAGCAAGGCGATCTCCTCGTTGGCCTGATACCTATAAATCTCTGACTTCCAAGTATTGAAGATATCCAAGGCGCTGTCTTTGAAAAAGAGAGTTCCAGTGCTCCAACGCAAGTCCCGGCCTGGGTTTATGCTGGACCGCCCATAGTCGGTCAGCCCAATGTCGGCCCCATCCAATTCTGCCAGCACTTCATCCTCGGTTATCTTCTCCAACTGAAAGGCATCAAGATCATGGAACCAGTACAAGCCCTTCCCGATGAAGCCGATCTCAAACAAATGAATGAGCACATTGATCTTTGTGGCCGTCGGGGAAAAAGAACAGAACAAACCATCATGAATATTTATGGCCCTGACGCCGTTGTATTCGTAATCGAAATTGGTAAACAGCAGAATATCCTCTCGCTTCCAACCGAGTTCAAGACTGTTGTCGATCTGGACTTTCACCAGCAGCCCAGGCTCGTCCCGCCAGGCATCGCTAACGTCCACAAAGTCCTTCGCAGGGTTTACATAAATCATCAGGTTCTTCATTCCTTCATCCACATCCAGGACGGGACATTATCTATGGGACTGCCGAAAACATACCAATTCTTTATTTGGTGAGCAGACACGTAAGCATCCACAACCTGCTTCACGTGGCAGTTCCATTCCCTGATAACCTTGTAGTCGTGTCCAGAAACGATCCCGCCTACCCTGACCTTCTTCGACCATTCGCAGATGTCTTCGGCGATGTATTTGAAAGAATGATTACCGTCTATGTAGACGAAATCCAAGGAACCGTCCGCTATGTCCTTCGCCGCCTCCATAGACTCCTTCTTGATGATCGTACATTGTCTGTACCGGCTCAGCCTCCATTGAGCGATCTTGTACAAGCCCTCCTGGTCCTCCTGCTTCCCGCCAAAGTGGCCGACCTTCTCGTCCCAATCCGGATAAACCAGCCACGGGTCCACGGCAAATATTTTCAATCCGGCTTTACAGAACTTTTGAGTCAGTCTGCCTTTCAATACACCAATCTCTGCACCGACCTTAAATCCCATCTCAGCAAAGAATTCCGGCAAATCATTCCTGGAACAACCCTGGATGACAAACTTTCCTTTCTTGATCTTTATAGCGTCGATAAGTTTCATTTTATCCACATCCAAGACAGGAACCTTTCCTTCCTGTCAGGCTCTTCCTCTGGATCAATTTGCCCAAAGACATGCCAGTTGGTTATCCCGAATACTTTTGTATAGGCATCCACTACACTCCTGACTTGGCAAATAAGTTTGCGAGCCTCGGGAATCGTATTAAAGTAGTCGTGCCCAGATACGATACCTCCAACCCTCACTTTCTTTGACCATTCGCAAATATCTTCAGCAATGTACCGGAAGGAGTGATCACCATCTATGTAAACGAAGTCCAGACTCTCGTCAGGGAAATCCTGGAGAGCATCCATCGAGGTCTTTCGAATGATGACACAATCATACGGAGCCAGAGTCCGACAAGCATGACCATAAAGAAAATCCTGCCTAGCCTGTCGATTCCCATCACCTTGTCCTTGTACTTCGGCCCAAGGGTCGATGGCGAATATCTTCAACCCGACCTTGCAAAGTCGCTCCGTATATTCTCCCTTGTAAACGCCGATCTCTGCACCGGCTTTATATCCCATTTCCACAAGAAACTCCGGGAACTCCTTCCTGGAGCAGTCCGGGATTCTCGCCGGAGCACCGGTCAGTTGCTTAAAGCCATCCATAATCTTCATGGTATCCTTTGTCTTTCGCCCATTGCCGCAGAAGTCCAACATCGGGAGTATGCAAAATTGGAGCAATGTCCGCCACTTCCTGGTCCTCCAAATCCCACCACTTCAACTTCAGAAGGAACTCAACATCCTCCGCAGAGAATCGAGTCCGCACTATGCGAGAGTGTCCAACAACCACAGAGTATGGCGGTATGTCTTTTGTGACGGAAGAAAAGGCACCAATGCAAGAACCATCCCCAACGGTCACACCCCGGAATATGATCGCCTCCTGCCCTATCCACACATCGTTCCCGATGACTATGTTCTGCTGCCTAGTGGCTAGCCGTTGGGTGGTCGGCAGTGGCGGCTTGGTGATCAGCTTAGTGATCGCCATCCCAGGGTGGGTAAACGGATATGTACTAATCACATCCATGTTATGGTCCTTCGCCATAAATGCCTTCGCCCCGTAAGCTATCGAACAGTATTTCCCGATTGATATCTTTCCCCGAGTCCCCCCGAGGGTTATCAGCGTCCCGTAAGTGTGCTCGCCGATAGTGATCTGAGCCATCTAAAAAGGCTTCCACTGTTCTCTATCTTCCGGCCAAGTCGGGACCGGGGAGAACTTTTCCACGAGCCAGGAGAACGGATGGATCATGTTCGGTTCACCATTTTTCATCCAATGCCTTGCGGCCCATCTCCAGTTGCGATGAAAATTTGACTTCTTGGCAAACTCTCCAGTGGCATAATGCCTCGGCATCTTCCAAAGATGGGCATACCAAGTCCTCTTGTTGACTTTCACTTCCCCGCCGCCCAACCAATATTTCAGGCCAACTTCCAACTGCTCCGCAGCAAACGATCCATATGTCTTCTTCCGGTCATCGAGCAAGCCCACATGGCTCATAAAATATTCCCTATTCGCCAGCCAGCAACTTCCCTGGAAAGACATCGTATCGTCGATCTCCGGGCCAAACTTTTTCGGCCATACCTGCGGAGTCATGGAGTAGCCATACTTCTCCATCGGGAAAGCGAGGTAGTGGTAATCCCTAGCTGGTTTGCGCTTGCTCATCGTCCAACTGATGTCATCGAGGGAAAAGCGCCTGGGGATAACCAGCCAATTCTCAGCACAGACCTCAACCATTTTCCTGTCAAACCCCCGATCAAAAGCACAGTGAGCATCCAGCTTCATTACAAAGTCGCCAGAGGCTTCAGCAAGGCCAGCGTTAATCGCTCCCCTCATGCCCAGGGGCTCAGGCAACCTGATCACTTTGACCCGCCTGTCGCCCGTCGGCTCGTCCATCCACGGCCCGTCCAGAACAGCGAGAATCTCTACGCCGTAGCCGAGTTCAGAAGAGCCCAAAAAGGCATCAATCGTCTTCTGCATAAACAGCTCTTTTCTGGCCGGCATTATCACTGAGAGACGCATTTAAGATTTTTCCTTTTATCGTTCATAAACCCCAGATGGCATAGTTACTTTATCCCTTTAATATATTCTGCATATATTTTTTTACCATCCCCCCAATACGGGATCTCATATATGGGGGTCCGGTCAGAGCTTGTATAGTATCGCATTCCACGATGGGTCTTGATCTGAAAGACCGGGTTCTCAGTCTTCCACTGCTCAACCCGCCGGAACACGTCTTCCTTGCGATGACGTTCCTTCGGGAAGTTCTTCTCCTCCACGCACCATGTCGGAGCGTCGCCGAACAACTCCTTCAATCGGTTGATGTAAAACTCTCGACCAACTACCTGGGAATGGGTAGCCCCACCACTCTTTAGAAAGAAGTAGGGCCGCTTGTCTGGCATAACATAAAGATTGCTGTTGCGATAGCACCTGTCTATTCTTGGGAGCCGGAAGGCGAAGTAATCTGGGGGATACAAGCAGTCCGCCTCCGCTGAGATAATGAAAGTCGTGTCAGCCGCCTCGCAGCCCATGAGTACCTGCCTAAACATATTAAATCCCGAGACCCCCACGTCCCCGACACAAATATTCCTCCCCAGGTCCATCGGCTTGTGAGTGATGCTGATAATCGGTAGGTCCCCGCAAACCTTCAACAAATTGGCGACGATCTTTGCCTCAAATTCAGGTAGTTCCCGATTGCTGCTGTAGTACAGAATCGTGGCGCTCATGATGCCTCCAACTCGGAAATGTTATTTGACCAAACATCTTTCCAATCATCTGGCCACCCAGGAATCGGCCAGAACTTATCTATCAGCCAGGAGAACGATTTTGGTTT